ACATGTCAGCACGTTTCCAGGAACAGACGAAAACTAATGGCTAAGCCACTAAGCGGGGGCGTTTTTTTACCAAGCAATCCAAAAAAAACCCATCAAGGCAATGGCACACACTCCAAACCAGCCAAGGGCAAAAAACGATACCGTGGGCAAGGTAAACGTTAATTTTCCTCATGTTCAAAGCGTTTTTGATAGTTGCCAGTGGTGTGCTCGCTGGAGCGCCTGCCTTGGCCGGCCCCTTTGTGAACGTCGAAAATAACGGCGGCTACTCAGGGGGCGATTATGTCGGCTCAATTACTGATCTTCATGTTGGGTATGAGGGCGGCGATTCAACTTATGGCTACTATGCCCAGCTAGGCCCTGCCATTGTGGCGCCAGATGATGGTGACGCAGAAATGGAGGTTTCGGCCAAAGTTGGCGGCAGCGTTAACGCCACTGAAAAATTAAATTTTTATGGCGAAGTCAGTTTTATTACGACTGATGACGATCCGTCATTTGGCACGAAAATCGGCGCCAAATACAGTTTTTAGGCTATAACGGAAGCCTCACACGATCCAAGCCCCAAACGGGGCTTTTTTTTTATTATGCAAAAGCTTTTCAATGTAATTGCAGTTGCTGGCTTTGTGTTGTCTGCAGGATTAACAGCGGCGACGGTTGCAGCTTATTGGTTCATTCCAAAAATAACACAAGAATACATTGAAGGCGTAAAAGGCGACATATTACCTGAGGTTAAACAAATGATGCCTAAAGTAATAGACGAAAAATTACATGAAATAGATGAAACTATCAAAAATCTACCATCTTTGCCGCAAGTGACCGGGCCTGCAATACCTTTGCAAAAAACTAGGGAACTAAAACAATGAAAAAAGCAATCAAATTCTTGCAAGAGCGGCACCCGTGGTTGTCTTATTCTGATGCAAAAATATTAATTATTGATAGCTATGAACGGCATAAATCGCAAAATCGTTACGGCGCAATGGCTAAAGCTTTAATTGGCATTGACATTGGCATTTTTGCAAGAGAAAGTGAAAGTGAAATCAAAGGTCGTTTAGCTGTAATTAAAGAATGGCAACCTTAAACAGGTTTTTAAGTCGTGCCTGAAATCCCAAATATTCCTGAAATTGGCGTTGGAAGCGTTTATATCCCACCAGTTCCCGTGTGGCAATCTCTGCCGCTTCAAAGCCTTCCAAGTGCACCGCCAATAACTTCAGGCTTAGGCTTTCCAATTATTCAGATGCCAGGGTGTGTGAAAACTCGAAAGATACAACCTGGGAATAATGATGCATATGACAACGATCCAAAAGGCAACTATGTCTTGTGTGATGGTACCGCCCCATACTATGAACCATTAAATTTTACTCCCGGTACATTAATTTATGGGACAGCAAAACCACCGGCGATAGAGCCAAAAAATGAAGCAAAAAATGAAGCAAAACCGGCTGATTCAAAAAACCAACCGGCTTCGCCCCCCCTTCCGTCAGTTAGTGCCGGGCCAACTGACATGCCTATTTTAACCAAAGATTTGCCATGTCCGCCACCAGATGCAATTCCAATCGGCGCCAAGAATAAATCACAAACGGCAATAATTGTTGCATATAACACAATTAATGGCGATTGCGTGCCCGAAACGGAAACTCTCCCAGTTATTAATATTATTGATAATTATTTGCCAGGGGCGCCAGTGGTCATAACAACAGCCACAATTACATCTGTTGCAACTACTGTTGCCATTTTTGTCAAACCATTAGGCGATTTTGCACTGAGGGCAGTTAAACCAATTGTGAAAAAAACGATTAAAAAAATTAAAGAGAAATTAACAAGGAAAAAAATTATTGAATCTGTTTTTCAGCGTCAAGTGTCTCAACGTCGCCTGAGGAAATAGGGATTTTATGGACATGTGGAGGGATCACACCGGGGGGATTAACTAGAACTACATCCGCGCAAATTGCTGCATATGGCGATTTGGGATGGAAAATTATCCCTGCTTTCATTAATTCGCCGCAATTTTTTACTCTAGCAAGTTCATAATTTAATCGTTTATCGGCTAAAGTTGCTTCTAATAGTTCGACTCTTTTTTGCGCGGCGCGCCGACATGCTTTAATAAGAGAATTGTCCAAAGGGATTGAAAATGTTGCAGTGATACCGCCATTAATTGAGAAATTTGTTTTCTGCCCGGTTCTAATAGGCCGATAATACAAAATGTTTCCAGGGTTATCAGGTACGCCGTCAGGGATTGGGTTGCCCTCAGGATCAAAAGCACCAACTAAATCTAAAGTATCGTAAACGGGTTCATTGTAAAACCCCTCATATGGATTAGCCCAACTGGTTGTCGTGCTAATAAAAGGGTTTATGTTTAAGGTTGCGCCTTGGCAACTTACGCCGTTGCCGTATAAATAACTGAATTGTCTAGAGGGCACAACTTGCACAGCTTGATTGGTTACACTGCCTGAGCTATTTGCAACTGGTGCAGCAGTGCCACTAACTTGTGCATTTACAGGAGCGGCAAGTAAAAAAAAAGCTGCCAAAAACTTTCTCATTGAGTAAAAGTGCTAGTCGTTTCTGTCAAAGATTCAATGTCAGTTGTCCTTTCGATTAAAGTATGATTGACTAAACCAGGCCCGTTTAAAGTTTCTACAAATTGAAAACTAGCGCCTTCGTTAACAAGATTCCATGTTGGACGGCTTGACGCATCAAGCCCAACCCATCGGCTAGAAATGCCATTTATCGTGTTAGTTGTAATATCTAAATTTTTAGGGGCGAGCTTACCATTCATTGATTGAATATTTGTGCCAGAAACGCTATACTCATAGCCTGTCCTGTATTCGTAGCTATTAATAATTTCTTTTACTTGTGTTTTTGTTTTTGTTGTCGAATTCATAAGACCTTGCTGGAAATTCGGCACGACTGGAACAGCTTCTGAAGCAGTTGGAAACAGGCCAAGCACTATCAAAAGTAACAATATCATCTTATAGTAAGCTCTTGTATAACTTGACCAATTGCAGATGTGCCAGAGCTTCCGGCTGTAATTTGTAAAGCACCATCAGTTGCAATTGTTCCAGCAAGTGACCCCGGAACACCACCGGAAGTTGTCGTATTTTGTCCAAATATTGGCAACGCAGGCACGACTCCTGATGTAACTGTTGTTGATAACACTGTTGGGGTTGCGTCACCTTCAATATAAGATTCAGTCAAACTAAATGCATCGCCAGCAGTAGTAATAGAGTAATCAGCGGGAGTAAAGCCAACAGCGGCGCCAGGTGTAAGGGTGCCAAGCCCACCAGCAGTGCCCAAAGTGACGTTATTGCCACTAACAGCATAAACCGAAGGAACTCGCGTCGATACAGACCCGGCACCATCAACTTGCAGTTGAATACTTGATGAAATTCTATGTGTGATGTCAGCGCGAGCACAGGGTGCTAGCAAAGCAAGTGCAAACAACAATGCAAATGGTTTCATTTTTTTAATGGTGTTTGTTCCAGTCTAGTGCCATCCTCTTTTTTCTTAGTGTTAGCGCGACCCACGTTGACGCCAAACGATGCCATTGTGCCAGTTAGAAGACTGGCGGGAAAGGTTGGATCCATTGCCTTCACGTAGCCTAAATAATTCAGGCTTAGCATTGCAATTGACCACGTCAAAACTGCAAGTCGGACAAAATCAGCAAGTGGCGTAAAATCTTTGTCTTGGTCTTGGTTTTCGGTGGGATCTGTCATGATGAATTAACGCAAGCGGCTAACCATGGTTGAAGTTTGGGCTGCTGTTGCAGGGGCATCAATCACAGTCGCAGGCATTGGCGTATCTGGTCTTAGCCACCAGAACCGTCATGCTAGGGATTCATTGGTGCGGCTGACGATTGCTGTTGACAATCTTGCAAATAGGTTGGATGTACTACATGGCGACATAAAAACAAAGGATGTTGAGGTGTTTGCCCGTATTGGAGAGCTAGAAAGGGCTGTAGCCAGGTTAGAGGGTCACAGCGATCGGCACTAGAATTGCTGAAATCGAGGCCTCGTCATGCTTTTGCTCATCAAGCCAATTCTTTTTAAATTCTTAAAAACTCAGGGTGTAAAAAATTTGGTTATCGAAATGCTAGAGGCTTATTGCAAAATGACTGACAATACCGTTGACGACAAAGTTGTTGATTTTGTAAAGGCAAATTTGTTCCTACCAAAAAAACAAATCAAATTGCCAAACCAAAATTGAAAAATACAAGCAAAGGCTTTCATTGTTTTATTAGTGAAACTTAGGATATTCATCGTGTCTCTTAATTTGCTCAGTTTTTTCCATTTTTTTCGTGGCTCGCCCCATCAATTGGCTGCAATTGCAGAACTTGAAAGCTCCTTGCCGAAGGAATTACTTGATGAAAACGCGGCTTGGTTTGAGGCTTGGCGCGCAAGCGGCATCGACCAAGAAATTTTTATGCCCTACTTCAGTCAGCACGATAACGCTTCCGGTTATGGATATAGGGAGTGCTTCAGCTCCTCCGCTGCCATGGTGGCGGCTTTTTGGGGAAAAATTAAAACAGATGATGAATATAATGAAATAAGGCGCAAATATGGCGATACAACATCGGTTTGGGCTCATTTGCAAACTTTGCGGTCTTTAGGCCTAAATGCAAATTTCAGGCAAGATGGTGACGGCACATTATTAGAATTAGAAATCGAACGCGGTCGCCCTGTTTTGGTGGGATGGCTACATCAAGGCAATTTAACAAAAGGCCAAGCGCCACGATGCAACCGTCTTAACTGTGGCCATTGGAGCGTAATCACGGGTTACACCGGCAAAAATAGCGATGATCAAAATTGGATAATGTCCGACCCCGCTGGTTTCCCTTTGGTTGATGTTGGCGGACATGATCATAAAAAAACAGGCTATCAAATTCGCGTGCGTAAATCATATTTTAAACAACGATTTGAGGTTGAGGGGGCTAGAACTGGTTGGGTAATTTTGGTTGATGATGGCTGATTTTTATTGGCTGTGGAGTTTTTTGACGGCATTTTGGACGTCTGTTATTTTAAATTGTGCTCACCCTGACAATTGGCAAAATTGCTTTCCAGTTCATGCGTGGCTTATCCCTTGGGTGCATGATGCTATTCACATACAGCAAAACGGACCTTACCATTCAGAAAAATGCACCTTAGGGGGCTCTCATGGGATGGGCAGATTGGATGATCGTCAATCAAAGCCTTGAAGAGGAATTAGAGCTAGAGCGCAGTGTAAGGGAAGTTGAGGGCTGTGCAGATGTTGAAATTCTAAAAGGCCTCACCGTGGCCCTGGTTCGCCAGCATTGGCATCAAACGAGATTATTAAAACAAGCTGTTGGCCGGGTTGCTGAGCTAGATGCTGGAATGCTTGATGACGCGCCTTAAGCCGCTGCATCGAGTGTGCATAAAATATTCGTGCTGGTGTTGAGCTTGCCAGTCTTGGCGATGGCAACGTTTCATGCCCGCATATTCGACACACCATTGCCAATTGCCATCATGGAACGCATAGGTAACGCCAAGATTTTTCATGAGTAAAATCAGCAACAACATTTATTTTAGGGAAAGGGGACAAAACAAGACAACTCAAAAAAACTTGTTTTGCAACTTACACAAAGCGCACACTGAGGGCATGTACTAAACCCACAGCACGGGTTGTGCGCTTGATGCCCCCCTATGTCAAAATCGGCGACGCTGTATAGGCGCTACAGGAATTGTGTCATCAGATTCAGAATTGTCATTAGTTTTAGAATTTAAAAATGTAAAATTTTGAACATTTAGGTTTAAATATGTGTTTGCATCTTCATCATTGCTTTTAGTTAATTGTGCCTCTCCATTCACACATAATTTGTCGCCTTTTTTAACAAAACGCATAATAGTTTCGCCGCGTGCCCCCCAAATAGAACAATTAATCCAACTAACAGTATCTTCGCCTTTGTTTTTGTGATTAACAGCAAGCGTAAAATTTACGACTGTTCTCCCTGACTCAAATGTTTTTTGCTGTGGGGAAATGCCAACGTGGCCAATGGCTGTGAGATTAAGCATGGGGGTTTCCTCTGAAGAATTGAGAAATGATGACGTTGAGAGCTTGGTTAACGTTGTAATCTCTTTTTTCCATAAAATGCCGTAAGCTTGCAGCCAAATCTGGTTCTAAACGGACTTGAAAATGACGATCACGGCGTTTTTTATCAGCATTTAATTGCGCATCATTTAAACGTTTTGCTTTTGAAATCCATTTTTCTTCCAATTAATCAAGCTCCAAAGGGACTGCTAGGTTAGTTTTATCAAATTTTTTGTCTTTATGCCAGTGGTTAATAAAAGCCAAATGTTCGTAAGTCTGAATTTCATCTGAAACAATAATTGAGCCTGGGAATGCTTCCCTGAAAGATTCACAAAAATCGTCGAGTGTTTTGTCATCTAATTCGTCAAGCACCGCTAAACATAATTCGCGTTCTTTTTGATTTAAAATGTCATTTGGTGCTTTGTTAGCATCAGATTTAGGCAATGAACCGGGAATCTGACCTTTTTTTACGGTAGTTTTTTTTGCTTTAGGTCCTTCAGCGTTTTCGCGGGAAGGATTTTCAATTTGTTCTTTTGCTGTTTTGGCCTCTACGGAATCGGCAAAGTCACCATCAACATCCATGTCGGCTGTAAGGCCAAGGATGGCGAGTAGGCTATAACGCCTTGAATAAGTGCAGCTTCCACCAAAGTCGTGAAGTGGATTTTTCCCCCGACCACCGACGACCATGGGCAAACGGCTGATGAGTTGACCACCGCTGACATGAAGCAACTGTGTGACAAGCACAGGGTTGTTGTCATGGGTGCTTGGCTCAAAACTCTGAGAGACAGCCAGCCCGTTTATGATTAGATGCGGGGTGACAGTTGAAAGGACAGTTTCGAGATCAGCAAAGTTTCCGTACTGTGCTTTTGCTGTTTTGTTAATTGCTGGAACGGTTTTGTGAAAGGTAATTAAAGCTTCAATTAATGGCTGTAATGGTGATGATTGCGGAGGGTTGTTCGTGTTCGGTTGCATAGCGTCGAATAGCGTTGATGCGGATAATTTGCGAGTCATCGTGATAGCAAAGGCCAGTTAAAGCGTCGCACAAAGCCCTGGTTAACTTGTCTAAGTCGCCAACTCGTTTTGTGCAGTGTTTTAGGGCCGATGGTTTCAGTTGACCATTTGAGCGAAAATCAGACTGAGGACGAGGGAATAAAAATTCAACATCAATCTGCATAGGCAGTATGGCATGCCACTTGCTAGGTAGCAACCCCTCGGCCTTAGCTCTTATATCAGACCGCCATGATGGCAAACGGTCTGACGCTTCTTTCATGCCATGGCCCAAGTAAGTTTTGCTTCCCTGCGGTGCGGGCTTGCCCAAAACAGTAAAAGAAAAGCTATTTGTTGAGTGCATCGCAGGCTTTTTGGATTCCATACAGACAGTCGCGCAAAGTCATATCGTGCAATGTAGTTGTCAACGCATGCCAAAACCCCATTGATAACATGACCCAAATTATAATAGAAATGGATGCATTTTTTAAAGTGCTTGACTTTTTGCCATAAAAGTTTTTTTGACTGAAAGGCTTGCGTGTTTTGGCAGGGATCATGGGTTTAAGTCGTGGATTCATGATAAAAGCGAAGTTAGTTTGTTGTCAATAGAGCGAATAGTTTTAAGTTTTTCTTCGTCTACACTGTCGTAAGCATCACAAACTAAAGACACAAGTAGTGATATTTCGTCTTTAGTTAAACGCAATGGGTAACAGTCATAACGCTGACATTGTGACGTAAAAAATTCGTCTAAAGGCTCTGGAAGAAAATGTGAATTCATAATATGCAAATTGAAGAATTAAATGTTTTGTTTTTTGCAATAATCTAATGCGTTGTCACCATTTCTATAGTTTTTGTCAAGCAAATTCTTAAGTTCATTAAGACTTATTCTTAATGAATCTAACTTGCTTGCGTTCTCATCAGAATTGGCTTCTAAAAAATTAATCTTGTCTAAATGCCAATTATATTCTTTCCACAAGTTAGAACCTTTGATATAATTATCAACAAATTGTTCTTTTCTCTCTTGTCGCCAAGATTTTCTAAAATCATAATTTTCAAAATTCAAATACTCAGGTTCTTTTATTTTAACATTTTTAATAAATGAGTTTATCATTTTTAACTCTTTGTCGTTAAATTCTTGCTGAAATACACCTTGCATATTTCCACTCTCCGATTGTTTTGGGTATCGATAGTATATGAATGGCTCCCAATTTTCCCCCTTTTTGCTCATTTCAAGACAAAATTCAAATGATGGCAAGATTAATTTAGAATTGTTTTTTTCACGGTTTAAATTTAAACACTCCACAAATTCTTTAATCAATTTATTCTTTTCTAAGTTAATGTTATTAGCCCAAATTCGTACTTCACATGTTTTTGTTAAATTATCTGGACTTTCAAAAAGGCTCATTTTGCCACGAAGTAAAATGCCATAGCTTTTATTTTCCTCCGAATATTTTAAACCTAAAACCTCATAGTTTTGAATTGTAAGTGGCAGATATGGCCCTCTTGCTCTGCCTTCCTTTACTATATTGGTGTTCGGTTGGGCAATTCTTCCAATTGCCCATTTTGTAATTTCATCAATTGCTGCTTTTGAATTTTTTAACAAATAAAATTCTTCACTTTGTTTTATGTTGGTTGATGTGTTACCAAATTTAAGTTGAGTTTCTTGTGTCGTTGCGACACCATTTGTTGTTGTCATTTGAAGTAAGCTTGCGCGGGTTGCTGCCATAGCATGGCATGCCGTAAGGCATACCGCAACCCCTACCTACCAGCGTCTCCTCGTCAAATGATATTTGTCCCATTTTTCTTCCCAATTTGATACACATATATCAACATCATCATAAATAGTTCTTGTTTTTCCAGGCCCTGCAACAATGGTTGCACATTGATGAATGTATAGGTTGGGATGGATTTTATTTAGCATTTGTGCATATGACCCTAATTGTGCCGTGGCAGACTCTCTAGAATTAACATAACTGCATTTACTAACAGATTTTAAATCCCCTAAAACCAAGGTGCCATCAGGCTTTTTTAATAAAAAATCAAATGATCCTCCCATTGATTTTTGCTTGTCACAAAGTCGATATTCTGCAGCAATTAAACTAGATGTTTTTAAAAGTTCATTGTCTGCAATTGCTTCAGTCCACTCACGCCAATGATCATCAACTGTGAATGATTGCTTCCTTAAAAAGTTCTCCAAAAAATCATGAACTGCATCTCCTCGCCTTTTCCAACCATTCGGGCCATCTTTTGATTTGGTAATATAATATTTTTTTTCTTCTGGCATGTCAAAGTTTATAACCTCTGTTGTAGAACGGGCAAGCCATTTTTTATTTAATTGATATTTATGGTATTCAGGGTAAAAAATTAAGTTTGGAACAGGCTCTAAAGTCATGAAAGGCTTGACAAGGTTGGTTGCATGCCGCATCGTAGCAAAGCCTGCAAGTCTTTCATGCACTCTCAACATCACCGACTAGCTGAATCTGATTACATTTTATTAGACCCTCGCGTAAAAAAACTTTTGCAGCAAAAAAAACCTATTGGAGTGCCAACTTTAACGGCTTACGTTAACATTTTATTACAGCAGTATTTACCATCACAACCCGACAAAATTCATGATTAATATAGATAAAGAAAAACGAGCATTCTCTATGCTGCTTTGGGTTCCCTATTGTCTGCCTGTAGAGTATGACGATGCTTTGGCCGCCGCTGGTGTTTACACAAAACAACAAAGGCGGCGCTCTGATGATGCGTTGCTTAAGTTCGAGCAACATAATCAATACGAATCGAGCACAGAATTAAAAGCATTCAAATATTTAATTAAAACAGGACACTTTCCCGAATCTCAACTTTTTTCCCCTGCAAAAGCAAAGTGTGGCTACTACTCAAAACAGCTCAAACAATCCCGACGCTCAAAACCAGATAATAAAGAATCTAGACGCGAATATAGAAGAATTAGAGCAATCAGTAAGGCAAATATGTAATCATACAAAAGATACGTTTGTACGTATGCAAATGGTTAGAGAAATTGCAATTGATATAGGGCTAACTATGTCTAGAGCTGAAATTTCTGGGATTATTGCTAGAGCTGAGGGGCGGAATTTTATACTCCCTGATCCTAAAAAAGGTGGTGATTTTTTAAACGTTGTTCCTCAGCCTTTTTTGTGGGATGGAATCATCATGAGCGGACGTCAAAACCTTTTAGTGGCCCCTCCAAAAGTTGGCAAAAGTGCTTTAATGGTTGCGTTGGCTGGGGCATCAATTCGTTGCCAAAAAAGTTTTTTAGGGCTTGACATAAAGCAGCACATTAATAAATTGATCATTGTTGGAACTGATCAAAACGAATCAGATTGGTGGACACTTTTAAAAAGAGAGGGTTTAGGCTCAGATTTTATTGATGAAAGTGGGTCGCTTAAACATGTTTTGCACGAAAAAGTTTTGCTTTGGAGCTTAGAGGATCGACTACAGTTGAATGATGAAGGAATTGAAGCGATATGCGGCCAAGCAATTTGCAACCCAGGATCTTTAATTTTGATTGATACATATCATGCTTGCATGGGTTTACTAGGCATTGAAGAATCTAGCAGTGAATTTGACATACCTGCAAGACAATTGGAACAAGCTTTAGCGGGCACTAATTCAACAACTGTCTTAATTCACCATACAAATAAAAGTGTTAGCGGTGGAAACCCAATAACAGCATCAAGAGGCAACAACAGTTTGGCTGCTGCGGTTAGTTGGTCTGTGTTGCTTAACTGGTTAAACGTGCCTGCAGAAGGGCAATTACAAGTTGACCACAGAATTGCCGTAAAGCCTATGGGTCGTGGTCAAGCTCAATCGCTTGTCATTGAGCTTAATGACGCTGGTTGGGTTAGCCACGGCGCTGGTGATGCTGCATTTGCCTTAGAGGCCATAGAGAACGCTGAAGCCGACCTAACAGAGCAGCTGTCTAAGGTCTATGACTGTGCGCTTATGCGCTGGTCTAATAATTTGACGACAACGGCACCATTAATTGCAAACACTTACGAATGGTCACAGCAAAAGGCTTTACGTTCTCTGCAACAGCTTGTAAAGCGTGGCTTAATGACAAAGAAAATACAAAGTGGAGGCGCTCTTGCCAATGCCGCCAACCGTCCTGGCACTGCCGGACGACCAGCTGTCGAATTCAGACCAGTTAAACCAAATGATTATGAGGGTACCCCCGAAAACGTGTGTTTAATGAATGAAATGACTTTAAACCCCCCTAAAACCTCTCTCGCACATAAAAAAAACCATTTAAGTCATTTTATTCATAATAAACCACCCCAGGAGGGGACCCCATTAAACCACCCCTGTGCGGGGCTTCCGGTTGAGCGTCTTATTAATGCAGGAAAACCTACTGAATGTTGGCAAAATGGTTGGATTATTGATGATGCAAGCAATTTACATGCAATTACAATTTCAAAAATTGGTCAAATACATTATAAGATAAAAAATATGCGTTGGCCGGTTGACATAAGACCGTGCGAGCGCTCACCCTTTGAATCCTCTGAAAGTCCAAATATTGAACCAACAGAGAATTCAAAACCCAACAAACGTAAACTTCGTTTTTAATGAAAAATTCAGCTCAGTTTAAAAAAGAACGTGTTTCGGTTTCACTTTCTCAAGATGAATTATTAATGGTTGAACTACAAGCCTCTGAACGCAACACAACACGAAATGAATTGCTCCGTATTTCTGCTTTAAATTATTTGAAAGGTGTTTGCCCGGTTGACACGTCAATCCCACTTGGCAGGGCTGTTGTCGCTGAATGTGTAGAGGATGTTGCCAGAAAATATAGCGGGATTCCTAGAAATGAGCTTGTAGGCATGGTTTCCGCAATAATTGTTAAGCTCAACAGCTTGTAGGTTGCGCTTTGCCCTTTGGTATGCCATACTCTTACCAGGGGGCGACCCCAAACCTCAACAATGTTTTCTCAATGCTCTCAATCACTCGCGTTGAAACCGGTATCTACATCGCTGAATACGCTGGCAGACAGGTTGGTTCAATTTTTGCAGACCAGCCTTCCGGTGGTATTGCCCAAGGCTCGACTCGCCACTACACAGCCAGTTTCAAGGTCAATCCTGAGTCCGAAGGTTTCCATCATTGCGGCACACTTGCTTCTTGCAAAAGATGGCTAAATGATTTTTCCTCCCTCCTTTGATATGAACATTATTGATCCTGCAGACCAATTGCCTGAACTTTTGACCCCGCTTCAGCAAGAATATCAAGAGTATTGCCAACGCGAAAACAAGGCAGGTTGCAAGCCTGACCCAATTAAGCAATGGGCCAAAAACATGCACATTGCGGGAAGCTATGACCCCTTAAACCCTGATCTTCAACCTGTTCCGTTTGAGGAAACACCTGATTACGAGGAACTTTAATGACTTTTTCTCCCTCCTTTACCGCACCTTTCTATGAAACCAACTAAATCTGATGCTTTACGGTATGCCATGCTACGGCAGCAACACCTTTCTATGAAACCAACTAAATTTGCTGGATCAGACCAGCAGCGTTTAGAAAAAGCTTTGCAAATTCGTAAAGCTTTATACGATCTTATGACCAATGATGAACATAAATATCATGAGGATTTAATCGAGTCTTTCAATGATTATGTTCATCGTTTAACAGTTAATTTTTCAAATTCATTGCATCCATTGGAGCTTTCTTAAAATGACTACTTCTTTTTTTGTTGTTCTTTTAATGGTTCTTTTTCTGCCACTTTTAATTCTGTTTTGGGCAACAGAAAGTCGCCACACACGTATTAAGCGCCTTAAACGCACTGGCTACACTTGGAAGCAAATCGCCAGCCGTTACGGTTGTTGTGAAAGAACTGCTCAACGCTGGGCTGTCAAATGAAATACTCATTCCTGAAAAAGCTCAGGCAGCTAAATCCAATGCCTGACATTTACAATCCTGGCGAAGTATTGGCTCCCGGCACTAAATACGCCATTACGACAGAAGACAATTGGGATCAAATGCTGATTGACTGGTATAACGCTTACAAAGCTGGATATACAAAAGCTGTTCTTAAGGCCAACCCTAATTTCAAGCTTCCATGAAAAAACCACGCACGCTTGCTCAGCTCAAGGCTCACCCTTTAGTCAGTGGTTGGGATGACGAAACTGACCAAGACAATGGCTATTGGATTTATCTGCAGAATGGTTATTGGTCCCCAGAGATGGAAACTACTACCCTTCACGAAATGACGGTAAAAGATCTTCTAGATGTTTTCTCCCGTGTTGAAAAAGCACCACCTGACTGTGCAGTCTCCGGGAGTTCCTTGAATTCAATGATGTACTAATGGAAAATCATTATTACATGCTTAATCTTTTTGAACAATTTGAAAAAGCTGCAGAACAAATGCACACAAAATTTTTTGAAGCAATTAAAGAGCCGGCAACTACTTATTATATTGAGGCATTTTTTGACGGTAACCTTGAATGGACTGAATGGGCATATGATAAGGATGAGCTTCAAAGGCTTATAAATGATGCTATTGAATCTGGCTGCACTTTTGCCGTTAAGGAGTATGGATCAGATGAAATTTAAAAAACAAAATTGTCTGACAATGGCAGATCTGCATTTATTCGTGCGTTCTCAATCAATTCGAGATAAACATAATTATGATCTAAATTCTTGGCAAAAAGAATCAAATCAGATCAGAAGACAAAGATATGCTGTCTATAATTCTTTTCCGATTAGATGGCAAACTAAATCAGAACTTTTAGTTAAAGGCGTTTATGGTAACAGGCTGACAATTGCGGAAAATGTTATTGATTTTATCCCATGCCAATATTCTGCAACTGAAATTTGGGATTATGTTTTGATCTATTTACGCCAAACAGATAATTTGATACACTTAAATCGTTATTCTTGAATTTTGTCGGGAGGCCTGATGCCTTGTGCTGATACACAAGGCTGAAAGCTATACAACACCCTTTTAGGTGTACGAGGGAAAGGCAGGGCACGTTTGAGGCGTGATCTATCTCCTGACACCATAATTTTGCATTTCAACATTATTGCTTAAAAAATGGAATCAAACCTAAACCCTCCGCCAGCTCGTTTGCGCAATCTCTCGGATGGTTGTGTGCTTGTGACCGTTGGTGAATTTCGTGGCATGGTCTCATCACATCATCTCATTGAGCAAAAAATTGTTCAACTTCGCGAACTTTGGGCAAAATTTCATGACTCTCACGAAAACTGTTAACATATGCCGTATATCCTGTAAATTCAGGGCATGGCACAGAAATCAACCAATACTGAGGTGGACGCCCGTATTCATGCGGTTTATGATCTGCTTTTGAAAAGTTACAGCCGTTCGCAAATTGTGCGGCACTGTGCGGAAAATTGGGATATTCATGAGCGGCAGGCTGAGAACTACATTGCCCGCGCCCGCAAGCTCATACACTTAGACGCTGAGATGGAGCGTTCCCAGTGGCTAGCACAAGCGGTTGCAAGGCTTGCAAACTATGAACGCCAGGGGGTAGACGCTTCGCAGCTTCAAGTCGCTATACGGGCCTTAGAGCTTCAAGCCAAACTTTTGCAGTTTGACATTTAATGACATTACTAACAGGATTAACTAATTCTGAACCGTTGCTAGCGTTTGCAACGCCTCCAACGCAATTACATGCAGAATCAATAATTAAAAAAATTAAATCTGATTTACATCCAGGGCAATTAGATTTTGTAGAGGATCAAACAACTGAAATCATTGGCTTGTCTGCAGGTTATGGAGCCGGCAAGACAAGGTCGCTAGTAAGCAAAGCTGTTTCATTGGCAATAGCAAACCAAGGTTTCATTGGAATTGTTATGGAACCAACAGGGCCGCTAATACGTGATATTTTTCAAACTGATTTTGATAATTTTTTAGAGCATTATGAAGTCCCTTACACCTTTAGAGCGTCTCCGTTGCCAGAATATGTTTTGCATTTACCTGGCGGCAACACAAAGATTCTTTGTCGTAGTTTTGAAAATTGGACACGCTGCATTGGCATAAATGCAGCTTGGTGTTTAGCTGATGAAATTGATACAGTGCCGCCATCAATTGCAAATAAAGCATTTCCTAAAATTTTAGGTCGTTTACGCGCTGGCAATGTGCGTCAATTTGCTGCAGCATCAACTCCTGAGGGGTTTCGCTGGATGTGGAACACATTTGGAACAGAAGAGGCGCAGCAACGCATTGACAGGCGATTAATAAGGATGAAAACGTCAGATAATCCGCACTTGCCACCAGATTTTTTAGAACGTCTTAAGGCTAATTATGATCCATCTTTATTGCAGGCATATTTAGAAGGGCAATTTTGCAATCTTACAACTGGTCAGGTTTATGATCGTTTTAATAGAGAAAAACATATTCAAACTTTGCTTTTATCAAAATATAGTAATGAACCTTTTAGAGTTGGAGTTGATTTCAACATTGGCAATATGAGCGCGGTTATTGGTGTTCGGTTGGGTAATGCTTTGCATATTGTTGATGAAATTACCAAGGCGCATGACACAGATGATCTTGCAAAAGAAATTAAACGTAAAGCTGACGGACGTATTGTTTACGTTTACCCTGATGCGTCTGGCTCTGCCAGGTCAACAAATGCATCTAGAACAGACATACAAATTCTTGAATCTTATGGATTTAGCAATCAATCACCTAAAGCAAATCCTCCAATTCGTGATCGTGTGGCTAGTGTGCAAGCTCTTTTGGAGAATGGCAAAGGCCAAACAAGGTTGCATGTTGCGCCTAATTGTAAAAGGTTAATTGAATGTTTAGAACTGCAAAGTTACACAGACAAAGGTGAGCCTGACAAGGATGCAGGTAACGACCACATGGTTGATGCCTTGGGCTACCTTGTTTATAGGGAGTTTTCAATGCTTTATGCCCGTGCGGGCAGGGGCACCGGGATACGTTTATATTGATGGTATTAGGCGGGCATCATTGTGTATTCAAATCTTTCCAGCGGTCGCAAGCGTGTTGGCACTACTACGGCAGTTAATGACGCTAGTACGGCATGGGTCAACATGGAACCTCATTGGGGTTTGATTGAAACGCTTCTAGGCGGAACCTACAAAATCAGAAAAGGGCACAGAAAATTTTTACCACAAGAGCCTAGAGAACAGGATTTTAGTTATGACAACAGATTGCAGCGGTCTGTTTTGTCGCCCTATTACGTCAGGCTGGAGCGAATGCTTGCGGGAATGCTTACACGTAAGCCTGTGCGTTTAAATGATGTGAGTGATGTTATTCGCGAGCAATTATTTGACGTTGATTTGCAGGGAAATGATTTACAGACTTTTTTATATGATACAAGCCGCATTTGTTTACGTTATGGGCACGTTGGCGTTTTGGTTGATGCGCCAACGGCGGGTGAGAATGGCCGCCCATATTGGGTAAGTTATTCGCCAAGAGATATTTTAGGCTGGAGAACCCAAATTATTGACGGGCAGCAAAAACTTATGCAATTGCGATTGTCTGAGACAATTATTGCGCCTGACGGTTTATATGGTGAAAAACAAATAGAACAAGTTAGAGTTTTAACGCCTGGCGCGTTTGAAATTCATCAGAAAAACGAAAAGGGAGATTTCCAAATTGTTAATGAGGGCAGAACTAGCCTTAGCGACATTCCTTTTAGTGTCGCTTATTCTAATCGTATGGGTGTGCTCGAATCTATTCCGCCTTTAGGGGATATTGCTGAGTTGAATTTGCAGCATTATCGAGTTCAATCTGATCTAGCCAATCAGCTTCATATTAGTGCAGTGCCGATGCTTGCAATTTTTGGATTTCCACAATCAGCGGAAGAGATTAGTGCAGGGCCAGGCGAGGCAATGGCTTTACCTGAGGGGAGTGAAGCAAAGTATATTGAACCGGCTGGCAATAGTTACGAAGCGCAATTTAAGCAATTAGACCGAATAGCTGATCAAATAAATGCTTTGGGTTTGGCAAGTGTAATTGGTGCAAAGCTTGTAGGAGAGACGGCAGAAGCTAAAAGGATTGATCGTAGCCAAGGTGACTCTACTATGATGGTTGTTAGCCAACAAATGCAAGATATGATTGATAATTGCTTGCGATTTCATGCCGAATATATGCAAGAGAATAACCCAGGCAGCTGCTTAGTAAATCGTGATTTTATGGGCATGCGCTTGACGCCGCAAGACATCCAAGCATTGTTGCAGCTTTACACAGCTGGGACAATCACTCAAGAAACATTGCTATTGCAATTAGAAGCCGGCGAAATCTTAGGCGACGAATTTAACGTTGAATCAGAAATTGATGCAACTATGGCGGGCGGCTTGCTGGACAGTGAGTCATTGCAGCCAGCACCCGAGCCGCAAGCCGTAGACAATGCCACAATGCCAACAGAATCAAATGATGCTGATGGGTTGGCTTAATAATTTACGCCGTTCAAAGGGCAAAGACCGCAGGCGCCGCAGTTTGTATTATTCACGGCAAAGTTTTTGCAGTGAGGCAAATGTTTTTGCAGTAATTAGATTAACTTGGTTTCATGATGGCAAAATTGTTTGCGTTGAAGAAACTGTTTTGCCAAATTATATTATTGATGATTTAAAATACGAGTTTACTTCATGCATTAGCGATGCCCTAACGTCTGGCGCTGATGTGTCGGTCTGCTGCCCTTTAGCGCCTGAAGATCTTGGTTTAGACGAATGACAACACCATCAAACTTGTTTAAAAATGCAGTGGATCTAAACAGGTTTAGCAATGGGACTGCACGGAGAATTGCTGTTGCATATAATGATCTTATTTTGGATGCTGTTGATCAGCTTCGCGGCATTGATGAGCTTGCAGCGCCTGCAAAGGCTGCACGGCTTCGGGCGATCATCGCGCAATTAAAGGAGTCGTTGAATGGTTGGGCTGGCACAAGCACGTTGTTGATGACAGAAGAGCTTCAAGGCTTGGCGATTCTGCAGTCTGAATTTGTTATTGAGGAGCTAAAAAAAGCATTACCATTAGAATTTGCAGACCAAATTCGTAGCATTCAAATCAGCCCACAATTTGCACAATTTGTAGCAACTGTTGATCCAACTGCACTAAATGTAGTAGTGTTAAGCGATGATTTACAAGCTGCTGTCACTGGCGCTCCTGCAAGATTTCAACTTACGGCAACGCAAGGAACAGCAATTACGCTGCCAAATGGCAAAGTTTTAAATAAATCGTTTCGTGGTTTAGCTGAATCGCAGGCTGATTTGTTTGCAAAAACTGTGCGCAATGGTCTTTTGACTGGTGAATCAACAGATAAACTAGCCAGACGTTTAAAAGGTCGATTGCGTTTTGGTGACCTGGGACCATTGTCAACAGGCCAAGCCCGTGCGGCAGGTTTATCAATGCGGCAGCTTGTCCAGGCAGGTGGCGAGTTAACAGCGGTTGCAAATCATCAAATTATGGCCTTGGTGCGCACAAGCGTAAACCAAGTGGCCAACGCGGCTAGCCAAAAGAGCTACGAAGCGAATCAGAATGTTACGAAATCTTACAGATACGTTTCGACATTGGATTCCAGGACAAGCCCCATTTGCAGATCATTAGATGGCCAAATTTTTAAATATGGCAAAGGACCAGTGCCCCCTCAGCACTTTAATTGTCGTTCAACAACCGTTCCAATCATTGATTATGAGGGTTTAGGTATCCCGCCACCAAGGGAAAGCCGCTTAAAACGGTCGAATACCACGTTTGGGCCATCTCAAACTACGCGGACAGACACTGTGCCAAGCAATCAAACCTATGGCGAATGGCTTGACAAACAAACCTCTGATGTCCAGGCTGATGTCCTTGGCCCCAAGAAAGTGCCTTATTTCAACCGCCTTGTCAAAAAATTTGGCCCAACTGATGCCATTAGAAAATTTGTTAGTCAAGACGGATCAGAGCTAACCTTAGAACAGTTAAAACGTCGGTATCCAAATGGCTCAGCTTCATAACAAGTTCAAATTTACTATTCAGGGCGAATCCCCAAAACAGAAACCCAAGGCCACAGCTAAGAAAAAATCTGCTAAAACTGAAGAGACAAAGGAGTCTTCCTGATGCCTAGCCACTATGGGCCAAAGAAACCACAAAAACCAATGGGCAAAAAAAAGAAAGGTGGTAAGAAAAAATGAAAAAAGGTTCCCGTGTTAGTTGGGTTTACCAAGGTAAACGCACTTTTGGCGTTGTAACAAGCGTTAAGGGTGAGGGTTCTTATAGCATTAAAGGACCAACTGGTGGCACTGTTACTCGGCGCGGTGCAAAGGGTGATCCTGTTGTAGCAATTAAATCTGAAAGCACGGGCAACCCTGTATTAAAAAAACGTTCTCAGTTGTCCAGTGCGCCAAAGCGCAAATGAGCATTAAACGTGGCGGCCATGTTTTTGCAAGATATAATAAGCCGATTAGCACACCAAGCCATAGCAGCGGAAAGTCTCATGCTGTAGTCATCAAAGATAAAGGCAAAGATAAATTAATTAGATTTGGCCAGCAAGGTGCTAAAACAAAACGGCCCCGAAAGGGTGAAAGCTCTAGCGATAAAGCCAAACGGGCAGCGTTTAAAGCACGACATGCAAAAAACATTGCCAAGGGGAAAACGTCTGCCGCATATTGGGCAGATAAGATAAAATGGAGCTGAAAACAACCCTACGGGTTAAAAATGACAGAAGAACGCCTCAATGAGGCTACGCCTCAACAAACCGGTAGCAATGCCTCAGAGATCGAAACACTTAAAAATAGTGTTGCCGCACTTGAGCGAAAAAATTATGAGTTAATTGGCAAGCTTAAAAAAAATGAGTCAACTGATAAAGTCCCAGATGATTATAAGGAACTTAGAGAATTTAAGCGTCAGGCTGAACAGGACAAACTCGAATCAGAAGGCAAGTACACTGAAGCCCGTCAGGCTCTTGAACAGCAATATCGTGAGGCGACCTCTCAAAAAGATGCCCGCATTGCTGAGCTTGAAGCACGAATTCGTGAATTGGAGTTGATTGCGCCTGCAAACACTGCATTAGCTGACGTGGTTCATGACCCTAGTATTGTATTTAAAGCAGATTTGCTCAAACCAAATCAAATCGAAAGAGAGCCTGACGGCACTGTTGTTGTAGTCAATGGCTACGAAAGAAAGCCTATTGCTGACTGGGCTAAGACTCTTCCTGCTTATATGCAAAAAGCACCAAAACCGCAAGGCAGTGGCGCCCCTTTAGGTCGTGCAGGTGTTTCAGACATCCCACCTGGGACAAAAAACCCGTTTTTGCCTGACAGTTTCAACCTAACAGAGCAATCTAGGTTGTTCCGCACGGATCGTGATTTATATGAAAGGTTAAAAACGGCGGCAAGGCGTTAAGATATGGCATAAGGCAAAGCTACGCAGAGCCAAACGGGCTACGCCCAAAACGTAAACACTACTTTGGTTTTCTGTCATGGCGACACTTCGCTCTGACATCATCATTCCAGAAGTATTTACGCCTTATGTCATTGAGCAGACGACACAACGTGATGCCTTTTTGGCTAGCGGTGTCGTTCAGCCAATGGCAGAGCTAAATGCTTCCGAGGATGCTGGTGATTTCATTCAAGTGCCTTTTTACAAGGCCAATTTGTCAGGCGACTTTGAGCGTTTGACTGATAGCTCATCTTTGACACCTGGCAAGATCGAAGCCGACAAGCAAGTGGGAGTTGTACTCCACCGTGGGAGAGCTTTTGAAAGCAGAGATCTCGCGGCTTTGGCTGCTGGATCTGACCCAATGGCAGCTATCGGCTCAAAAATTGCTGATTACATCGCTAACCAGCGGCAGAAAGATTTGCTTTCCTGTCTTGCTGGGGTGTTTGGTGCTGTTGGTGACACAAGTTCCGCAGCGTATGCGGCGCTAGCTGTTGATGGCACAACCGGCGACACGCCAACAATTCTTGGACCTCGCCAAATTGTTGAGGGCCAATCAATTCTTGGCGATCAAGGGGAAAAATTGGCTGCAATTGCGATGCATCCAAAAGTCTATTATGACTTGAAGGAGCGTAAAGCAATCGATATGATCTACGACAACACTGGAGCGCCTGACACTGCAGCGGCTCAAGGTTCAACTGCCCCGGCTTTTGGCAGCGTGCAAGTTCCAACCTTTATGGGTTTGCGTGTCATTGTTTCGGCTGATTTGCAAACGGCTGGATCTGGTTCATCGACAGAATATGTGAGCTATCTGTTTACACAAGGGGCCATTGGTTCCGGTGAACAACTAGGCTTGCAAACTGAAACTGACAGAGACATCCTTGCAAAAAGTGATGCAATGTCCATCGATTTGCACTATGTTTATCATCCGATTGGTTCTAAATTCTCAACATCTGTTAGCAACCCAACTAGGGCACAGCTAGAGACTGTTGGCAATTGGACTAAGGTTTACGAAACCAATAACATTGGTATCGTTCGGATTACCACAACTAGCAACCTTGATTAAGGAAGGTAATCATTATGTCATCCATTTTTGAGGCAACAGCGGGCACACTTATTGGCCCAACGGCTGGTGGTTCAGTCACTCAAACAACCAGCAAGGCAACAGGGGTAACCTTGAATGCTGCAACGGGCGTTATTACTTGTGATGACGCAACACTAAATGCAGGGGTTGAGGTTTCATTTGCTGTCACAAATAGCACGATTGCAGCTACTGATGTTGTGGTTGTTAACCATGCTTCTGGCGGCACTGCTGGCAGTTATTTGGTGCAAGCCAACACCATTGCGGCAGGATCTTTTGCTATCACAATTAGCAATGTTTCTGCTGGCAACTTAGGTGAGGCAATTGTTCTCAACTTTGTTGCTCTAAAAGGTGCAAGCTCCTAATGGGTTTGTTTGCCTTTAGGCGAATGAAAGAACGTGAGGCAGCTGTTAACGCAGCTGCTCTCGCCTCTTCAAAGCCAATTAAAAAAAATCAATCTACGACTTTAAAGGCTGATGGCAGTAACGATCGACGCAACAGCGGGCGGCGCAAGCGCCAACAGCTATCTGACCCTAGCTGATGCAAATACATTGGTTGAGGCGATGATTTCAAGCACAGACGTTGGGCAATGGCTAGTCGGCACTGATGACACACGCAATCGTGCGCTTACTGCTGCAGCGCAAAGGCTTGACCGGGAAAGATTTATTGGCGCCAAAGCAACCGATACACAGGCGATGCAATGGCCCCGTACTGGTGTAAGAAAGCCGGACACATATGTAAACACGTATGCAACGGGGTTTCCATTTCGCATTTCAGAGGATTATTTTACAGATACAGAATTGCCAGACCAAATTAAGCGAGCACAAGTCGAATTAGCTGTTTATTTAAAAAACAACACTGATGGCATAAGCCTTGGCGGGCTAGAAGATTTTAAGTCAATTCAAATTGGCAGTATTAATTTGACGCCAGATAAATCTGGTGCGATCGGTGCCGACAGGGTGCCGCCAATGTTTGAAAGGTACCTGACAGGCATTAGAATCAGCGGACCAGGCAACATTGCTATTCGCAGGAGCTGAATCATGGGCTATGGATACGAGCCAACAAAGGCAACCATCATTACGAACACTGCTGCCCATACTGGGCGTTTCGTAAAAATCATGGCTTTAGAGGATTCTGTTATTGCTTCGATTACGTCGGCTGCAATCACTGAAAACGGGTCATCAACAATCGAAGGCATTGAATTTGACACGTCAGCTTGCATTGAGGGGTTAGAAATAACAAGCATTACATTGACAAGCGGCACAGTTATTGCATATGCAGTCTGATGGGCATTGCTAGTTCAGTTCGCAAGGCTGTTAAAAACGCAATGGCCAAGGTTGGCGGGGATGTGACGATTCGTTACGTTTCTGCTGGTAGCTATAACGCAACAACCGGCGTAATCACGGAAAGCGAAAGTGATACGACAGTTCCAGGTGTGTTGGAAAATGTTAGCAGTCGGCTCACCAAATCCCTTACAGGATCAGCGATAAACGAATTAATTCAATCGGGCGATAAAAGCCTAACAATTGCCGCTGCTGACCTTACAACCGCACCCGAAACAAAAGACCGGGTTGTCATTGGTGGCATAGTTCATCAAATTATTATTGTAAAAACAATTGAACAAGATAATATTGCTTTATCATATCAATTGCTACTGAGGCTCTAATTATGCCAACAAGAAGAAACATTAAAATTACTGACATAGCCGGCTTAATGGCTGAAGAGATTGAATTTATTGTAAAAACGGTTACGACTGAAATCATACAGGAGGTTAAAGATGCCACCCCAGTTGATAAAGGAGGTTTGCGCAATGCTTGGGAAATGAAAATAGAAAAATACACAGGAGAGGTTACTAATAATATTGAATATGCTGAACCTGTATTATATGGCAAAAATTTACCTGAAAGCTGGGGTGGCCAATATAGAACACGTGTTAACACTATCCCAGGGTTTCCTGACTTAATTCTCAAGGAAAAACGTACTAAACGAATTCCACAACTTATAAGACATTTTCGGAGGCGTAACTAATGGCGGCTGCTGATTTAAACGCAATTAGGGCGACTGTCGAAGGACGTTTAGCAACAGAGTTGGCCAGCAGTCCTGTTATTCCAGTCGTTTTTCATAATATGGCATATGAGCCAACCCCTAGTTCCTCATGGGTGCAATGTTTAACAACCTTTGGAGATAGTGAATTTTTAAGCCATGGTTCGACAACTAATTCTCAAAACAGAATTATTGGCTTGCTTGTGATTAACATTTTTTCAGCCAAGGGTGTTGGCCCTGGCGCAAATTTGACTATTGGTAAACGGGTGCGAGACTTATACAATAGAGTGATCGCGTCAGGGGTTTTCTTTGACGCTCCCACTGGCCCGCAAGCATTGGCTACGCCGTCGCCTGAGGGTTATTTCCAATCCCAGGTCCGTGTGACCTTTGAATTCATTGAGGATCTTTAACCCATGGCAACACTAAGAGGAGAACAAGGCGCAGTCCAATTTGAGACTGGCGGCGGATCGTTGGCAACTGTGGTTGGCACCCGCAGCTGGTCAATCACAATTGATAAAGAAACTTACGAGGTTACCAAGCATGGCGACACCTTCAGAAATTATGTTGGTGGTCTAATTTCAGGCAGTGGCACGGTTGAGCTTATCTATGATCCTGATGCAACTGGCCAAGCCGGTTTGATTGAGGATATTGTAAAAGCCAATGATGCCGCTGATGCTTCTTTTGAATTGTTTACTACTGGCACCAGCGCCGGCACTGATTCACTTTCATTTGGCGCAATTATCACCAATATGGAAATTTCCGCTACTGTCGGGGAATTGAACGTAGCCTCTTGCAATTTCCAAACTTGCGGAACAATTACGTCCAACCTGCAGTAAGTAACGTATAATTTAAAAGATTAGCAACCCATTTAATGGCAGCATCACAACGACCAGTTGACTTGTTGGTTGAGGCGTTTGACCTTAACCAACGTCGTAAGTTTGTGTTGAAAAACGAAGAAGGCGGCAAAGTGCTTGATTTGTATTTCACACCGATCACAAGGGCTGATCGCAAAAAAGCTCAATCTTATGTCTCAAATGACGAAGCGCTAGATATAAGCACTCAAATTTTGTGCTTAAAAGCAGAGTTAGAGGATGGCACCAAAGCTTTTGCGTCCGCTGATAGTATTAAGCTGCAAAAAAGATTGCCTGAAAAGGTATTGAATGAACTTGAACTCTTTTTATTTGAAATAGGTGATATATCAGAAACTAGCTTAGATGAAGCAAAAAACGATTAAGGCAGGATAAATGGACTTTATTCGAATTCTATTTAGCCTGCGAGTTAAGCATGACAGTCAGTCGATTGCGACAAGAGCTTACAGATAAAGAGCTTTTATATTTTGCGGCATATTTTGAAATAAAACAGGAGGAGGAGGAAAAAGCAATGGATCACGCAAAGGCAAAGCGGCGGTAAGATAAGGCAAAAGCGGCGATGTCATGGCAACCTCTAACGTCAAATTAATCGTTGACGCGGCGTCCGCCACAAAGGCATTGACGAAAGTCAATAGTGAGACACAAAAGCTAGGGAAAACAGTTAAAGATTTAAACGGTAGATTGCATGATTCAAAAGGTCGATTTGTCGCTATGGGCAAAGAAGCCACCAGGGCGAAAAAAGGGGTTCAAGGGTTTGGTGGTGCATTAAAACAGCTTATTGCAGCGGCAGCAGCGTTTCAGGCTTTAAAATTTATTGTTGTAAAGACGGCTGAGTTAGAAACTCAAACCCGCAGTTTAACAGTTTTAACAGGTAGTCTTGAAACTGCAAAAAATGTTATTCAAGAGCTACAAGAATTTGGTTCAGTAACGCCGTTTACAAGCACTGAGCTAATTGAAACCGCAAAACGCTTAAAAGCTTTTGGCGTTGAGACAAACAAAATTGTTGAAACGACAAAGCGATTAGGTGATATAGCTGGAGCGACTGGTTCAGATTTGACGGGCATTGCCACAGCATATGGGCAAATCCAGGCAAAAGGCAGATTGCAAGGCGAGGAGCTTTTGCAATTGCAAGAAAGGGGAATTAATTTACAAGGTGAATTGCAAGATATGTACAAAATGACCGGCGAAGAATTTAGAAAAGCATTAGAGGGCGGTAAATTCTCAGCAAAAGCGGTTGAGGTGGCTTTAAACAATTTAACTAGCACTGGCGGAACTTATGCAAATGGCGCCATAGCGCAATCTGACACTTTGGCGGGCAAATTCAGTACATTAACGGATAATATTACGCGCTTAGCTCAAATTATTGGCAACGTGTTAAAGCCTGTAATTTCAGATATTTTAGATCTTGCTAATGCTGCTTTAAATGAAATCCGGGCAATGATGGAGGGCGCAAGCATGGCGCAAAAACTTGGTCTTAACCAAAAACAATTAAATGCTGTCGATGCTGAGGCTTACAAAAGAGCAAGTCAAATTGCGGATTTGAGGGGATATGGCCCATTAGATTCAATTAAACAAGCTTTACTTCAGCAGCAAATTGCACAAGATATTTTGAAATTGCAAGGCTATGAATCAGGGTTATTACAACTTCCAGCAGATAAACCAAAAACATCTAGTCTTGCAACTGAAGTGCCGGAATTATTGGGCAAAACCTCTAGCGGAACTGGCGGCACTACTGCAAAAATAAAAGAGCAAAAAGACATTACGGCTGAGATGCTTCAATTAAATTACGATATAAATGCAGCAAAAATCGACGGGTTAGAACATGTTAAAATTGCAAAAAGCTTAGAATTAGACATTTTAAAAATTCAAGAGAAAGCCTTACCTGCAAACAAAGAAGCTGCTGCAATTGACAATGCAAGAACAGCACGCCTTATGGAATTTCAGAAACTATTGTCTCCTATTATTGATGGCGCCGTTGAGTTACAAGAAGCAGCGAGAGATGCAGGCGAAGCATTTGCGCAACTGTATATTGATGCTGACGATGCAAAAATAAAAGAATTAGGCGAAAAAATGAACACTCTTTATGCAAGCATTGGTCAAACAATTCAAACCGGCATTGTGGATTCATTGACAGCCGCAGTTGACGGCACTAAAGAGCTTGCTGATGTGGCCTCAGACACTTTACGGCAAGTTGCAAATATTTTGCTTCAATTTGGTGTAAGCACTGCATTAGGTGCAATCCCAGGCTTAGACAAATTTTTTCCTGGGAGGGCAAAGGGGGGCAGCGTGATGGGCGGCAAATCTTATTTGGTTGGTGAAAAAGGGCCTGAGTTGTTTACGCCAGGTCGTTCAGGTAGCATTGCGCCATCAGGCAGTTTTAACGGCTCTAACATGACCATAAACGTTGATGCATCTGGTTCTAGCGTGCAAGGCGACCAGCCCAGCGCAAAGGCGCTAGGCGCGGCCATTGGTGCTGCTGTGCAATCTGAGCTTGTCAAACAAAAAAGACCCGGAGGACTTTTAAGCTAATGGCAACTTTCCCGTCAATCACACCAACCTATGGCATTGTGAAAGCGAGCAGGCCTAATGTAAGGGGAATCAGATTTGGTTCCGGCTATGAGCAACGCATTCAATTTGGGATAAACCAAAATCCAAAGGTTTATCAGTTAACGTTTGAAGTTTCAGAAACAGATTCTGACACCATTGAAACATTTTTAGACGCTAGAGCCGCTGTGGAAAGCTTTACATTTACGCCGCCCGGCGAAAGCTCTAGCAGTAAATTCGTATGCAGAGAATGGAGCAAAACTATCCCATATTTAAACAGGGCAACGGTTAACGCTACATTTGAACAAGTATTTGAACCTTAAATAATGGCTTTTCCGCATTCGTTACATGCATGGCAGGCTAGCCGCACTTATAAGGTTGGCGAGGTTGTTCGCGCAAGTAGAGGAGAGCACCACACTCTTGCCTTTAAATGCATTGTTGCAGGCTTGTCAGGCAGTAGTGAGCCGGAGTTTCCGCGTCAAATTACATCAACTGCAATTGACAATACAATCACTTGGGAGGCATTTGAGCCTTTAGCAGAGCAACTCCAAGCACTTGCTCCAACTGCTGTTATTGATTTGTTTGAAATAAAGCTAACAAAAGACGTTAACGGTTTGGCTGACACTTTGCGTTATCACCCTGGCACAAATGGCTTAATCTCAACAATTGTGTTTGACGGTAAATCTTACCCTGCTGTTCCTGTTGAGGCCGATGGCTTTAGCGCGTCATCTAAAGGAACGTTGCCCCGGCCAACTATTAAAATAGCAAATACCAACAACGCGATTAGCGCACTTTTGTTATCAAGTGATCCTAGTGACGGCGAAAAAGTTAATATTTTAAACGCTAGGGTTAGACGCATTCGGACTTTTGCAAAATTTTTGGACATTTCAAATTTTAACCAAAACCAGCTTTCGCAAACCGAAGGAGACGATGACGTTATAACGCAGGGGGGTGATAATATAATTTACCAAACGTTTAATGACACCGCCGATCCTGATGCAAAAATTGTTGAAACATGGTATATCGATAGGATTGCATCCGAAAATTTGCAATTTGTGGAGTTTGAATTAACTGCAAAGCTAGACTTGACTAACTTGCAATTACCTAGACGAACCGTCACTGAATTTTGCCAATGGGAGTATAGGAGCCGAGAATGCACATATAATGGAGATAGGTGTTTTACTATTAATGACACATTGTTAACAAGTGGTACATTAAGCGAAAAAAAGAAAAATGATGTTTGCGGCAAAAGGTTAAGCAGTTGTGAGGCAAGGTTCCCTAAAGGTAGCTCAAAAAATCATGACGCCTTGCCATTCGGAGGTTTTCCAGGTGCACGGCTTCAAATCTGAGGCTGAATGGCACGCCAATAAAACGCTGCCTAATGAATGTTGCGGTCTTGTTGTTAATGGCAGTTATTGGCCTTGTCGCAATATTGCCGATAATCCTACAGAGGCATTTGCAATAAATCCTTATGATTATGCAATGGCTATGAATAGCGGAAATATTCAAGCCGTTGTTCATTCGCACCCTAAAGGCGGCGCGCCTAGCAAAAATGATCAAAAAGCTTGTAAGTACACTAATATTCCGTGGTATATTTATGACGTGCTGAATCAAAAATGGTTTACTATCAATCCTTAACTGGAAAACAATGGAAATATGGGCAGCAAGATTGCTATACCATTGTGCGAGATTATTATAAATTGTTGGGAATTAGCCTGCCGGATTTTCCAAGACCTGACGACTTAAATCTATGTAAAAGTGTTTTTATGAGACACGCAAGGGAGCTTGGCTTTCAACGAATTAATTTTAACTGTCGCCGGCAACACGATGTTTTAATTATGAATTTAGGCACAGCATCGCCCATGCATGGAGCAATTTATTTAAAAGGTGACCGGCTTTTGCATCAGCGGATGAGCAGTCTTAGTGCTGTAGAGCCTTTGGGACGTTATTATAGAAGTAGTGTAGTTGCCGTTTATCGCTATGCAACGGGTTTTGCTGGCCGGTGATCTGGGCGAAAAGTATGGAGCAGAGCATTTATATTGTGGTCTGAGAACACCTGCTGATGCGATAAAATTACTTTGCGTAAATTATCCTGCATTTAAAAAGGAATTAGTCACGGCTCATTTAAACGGTGTTGGCTATAAAGTTATACAAGGTGGGGCCTCTATGAATTATGAGGAAATGTTCCTGCCTATTGGCAGCAAGACATTAACGGTTGTTCCGGTCATTATGGGCAGTGGCAGCGATGCCGGAACAATCGCTATAGGGGTTGCTTTGGTTGCGGGTGCTATTATCCTCGGCCCGGCTACCGGTGGATTTGCTGGGTTAGGTTTGGGATTAGCAGGTGGGGGTGCAGGAATTATTGGTGGGGTTGCTGCAACAGCTGCTGGTTCAATCGGCGCAGGCTTAGTTTTGGCAGGCACTGCAAATTTAATATCACCACAACCCGAAACCCCCCGCTTGTCTGGTTCTAATCGAATGAACAGCACTAATGCGCGAGGCACTGGCCCTCAAAGCGTTCAACGCGGTGCATCTGGGCAACAGTCATATGCATTTCAAGGCCCTGCAAATACTGTTGGCACGGGTGCGACAATTCCTGTTGTATATGGAAAAGTCATTATCGGCGGACATTTGTTAGCTGTAAATCTTGAAATTAGCGATGAGTCTGATCCTCTTTTAAAATCTATCAAGCCAATTAGTCGAAAAACAATTAGGATTAATGGCGAAAGACCAGAGAGAGAGCTTAATTCAGCTGGCGGTCTTGAAACTGCTACGATCGGCAGAAATAAACAAATTCGTGACACTAGCAGTAATAGGCGTGAAAAGGTTGACTTCGTTTTTTCTAACCCAACAGACAACATAGGGGAAACCAAAGACAATAACGGGTTGGCTTATGTCTCAGCCGATGTTAACGCTTTAGATGTTATTTTTGAAGTTGATAGACCTTTTTATAGTCATGTCGGCGACACAACAACTACAAAAATCGATGGATTTATCACTTATGAAATTGAAATTAGCGTTGATCAAAGCGGTGTGGATCCTATAGTCGGCAGAGCTTCCGCAACTTTGCAGGGTTTATTTCATGCAACGGATAACTTTCCTTACAGATATGGGCATAGGTTAGAAATACCAGAAAGCATTGACGATGCTACGAGAGTCAAATTACAAGTTAAAATTACTGATGCAGACGTCCGCGAACAAGCCCGCCTTAAAGTAATCGGTTATGGTTACAATATTTTAAAGGGTTGACATGGCTTTAAATTCAAAAACTGTTATTAAGCTTGTTGACCTAATTTGCGAGGGTCCAATTGAGGGCATTGTCGGAAAGCGGGATGGCGTTTTTTTAAACGAAACACCTGCAACTAGCAAAGATCTGCGAAAGGTTGATTTTGAAGAACGGCTTGGGACTTTACGCCAACCAATGCTTAGCGATCGCAGCGGTTTTGCCACAACAACAACATCAATTATAAATGTTGAGCAACAAGTTGGCGAAAATTACAGCGAAACACCAGATGCCAATAATGTTGTTAATCCTGATGATCGCAAATATGGCGTTGGCAAGGTAATTCAACAGGTAAACGATCCTGAAGCTGATTATGTGCAATTGATTTTTACAATACCGCGATTATTTAGCACTGCCGTTGAAGGCTTAGCCCGTGGTCAATTGTTTCCCGCAAAAATTAGACTAGAAATTAAAATTGCTGAAGAGGGGCAAGGTTTTGTTGATGTTAGTGATAATTTGGAAAGTCAAATTATTGAAGGGATTGCAACGTCTGCCTATCAATTCAAGACAAGTCCGATCGATCTTGAGTGTGAGTTAGGCGGCAAACGCCCCCCTTGGCGAATTAAAGTTAAAAAATTAAATTTCAGATCTGTAACTGGTGATCGAGAAGATGCTTTTGAAATTAAGACATCTGATCTTGTAGAGCTACCGTCAACAACCCCATTAGCAGACGGGAGAGCTGATACAATTGTTTGGAATTCAATTATTGTTGGTAAGTATGTAAAAACTAATTATTCAGGAACCGCCATTGCTGCGCTGTCTTTAGATGCAGAGGAATACTCTTCTTTACCATCAAGATCTTATGAAGTTAAGGGCAGGAAGCTTGCAATCCCTCATAACTCTTGTGCAGGCATAGACGGCGCTTTAATTTACAATGACAATATTCCATTTAATGGCAGCTTAAAAACAAACAAAGAGTGGACAACGTGTCCAGTCTGCTGTTTTTACGATATGCTTATCAACAAACGATATGGCGCCGGCAATTTTATCAATGCCGATAATGTCAGCTGGGTTGATTTAATAGAAATTTCAAAATATTGCAATCAACAGATAGATTTAGGCAATGGTCAAACTGAGCCACGGTTTGCAATTAACACAGCAATTTCAACGCAGGCTGACGCATATAGTGTTATCCAGGATTTAGCAAGTGTATTTCGAGGGATTGTTTATTGGCGATCAAATACAGTGCAGCTTGCGGCGGATCACGGTAATTTAGACGGAACTACGCTAGACGCAATTCATATATTTTCTAATTCTAATGTTGTCGAAGGTGGCTTTTCTTATAGTGGCTCATCTTTAAAGACTCGCAGCACTCGCGTGGTTGCAAGATATAATGACCCAAATAATTTCTATAAACCTGATCATATAATTGTTGAGGATCGTGCGGCCATAGATAAATATGGGCTGCAAACAAGAGAGATTGTTGCTTTCGGTTGCACGTCACGAACGCAAGCGCAGAGAATGGCTAAATGGGTTTTAACTTCAGAGCAATTAGAGGGCGAAACAGTTAGTTTTGCTGTGGGGTTAGAGGGCCTTAACGTACTGCCAGGCCAAATCTTTGCAGTCTCTGACGCAATGCGGCAAGGCTCACGCTTGTCTGGTCGCATTATTGGTGCGACTAGAAAAAAAATCATTGCAGATCAAAACGTTTCTTCCCTGCCAGGGAGCAATGATGAAATAACGGTGCGACTGCCAGATGGTCGGGTGCAAACACGTTCTGCAACCTTAGATGGTTCTAATACAATTATTGTGAGCACTAAATTTGATGATCCCCCTGAAGATGGGGCGATTTGGTCTATAACAGATAGCAGCGTTGCCAATCAAAAATTTAGGTGTTTAGCTGTTGCTGAAGGGGAAGATGGGGTATATGCAGTCACAGGGGTAATTCATAATGACAGCATTTATAGCGTTGTTGAAAGTGCAAACTCTCAGCTTATTTTCCCTGACGTAACATTATTTGATGACAGACCATCGACTCCAACAAATTTAAAAATTCAATTTTATGAGATCACACGTAATGCTAATAAGTTTAAACGTATTAATGTTTCATGGTCAAGAGGCACAGACAACCGAGCTATAAATTATGAGGTTCAATATAAAATTTCTGGATCAGGCAATTTTAAATCAATTACAACCATAAACACAAGCGTTGATATTGATCAATCAATACTTGTTGGCCAAAAAATTGTTATTCGTGTTTTTGCTATTGGGCCAGAGCCAAACCGGCTGCGATCAAAGCCAGCAAAGGCTAATGACGTAGCCCCTCCCGATGGCGTAGAAAGGGATGAATCAGGAGCTACGACCCAAACATTGCCCCCTGACCCAACAGGGGTAACGCTTGAGCCTGTTGGGACTGATCAAGTTCTAGTTGGTTGGGATTCAAAAATTGATGGCCAAAATTTAAGAGATTTTACGGCAATTATTCGTCATTCTGGCAATGTAGACGGGACTGGTGTTTGGTATAAATCAGTTTTTCTAAGGCGTAGAGGCGCGCACCATGGTTCAGCGTTGTGTCCATTACTTGAAGGGGAGTATTTTGTTAAATTTGAAAACAGAGAAAAATTAAAAAGCAACGTTGCGGCAAGCGCTGTTATAAATTTGCCTGATATATTACCAAAATTTAATTTTGAGAGTATTAACGAGGCAGCAAATGGTTTCCCAGGGCAGCGTGATGGTGTCTATTTTGATGATAGTTTTGACGGTTTAGTTTTGGATGGTGATGCATCCTTTGATCACGAAGTAACAAGTTTAGACGGATTAAGCGCTAATATCGACACTATTTTTGGGACACAACGCACGACAGGCACATATTATTTTGGTTCATTAATTGATTTTGGCAATGGTTCTTCTAGCGATGGCTTTAAATTCAGTCCATTATTTAAACGAATATTAGACGCAACAGGCATTTACAGAACAAACACTTTTGATGATCGTGTTGATTTGTGCGATACATGGAGTGATTTTGATGGGGATATTGCTGATGATGTTGACGTTCAACTTTACTTAAGAAGCAGTAATGATATTCCGACAGATAATGCAATAGGTTTACAAGATGCTGACGCATTGACAGGAGAAGACGGCTTTATATTTGGTACGGCGTCAAATATTACTTATGGCGATTGGGTACCACTCGAAAACACAAGCTTTACAGGGCGGCACTTTCAATTTAAAGCGGTTTTGACAACTACCCAATCTGATCAATCGCCTGTCTGTGAGTCACTTGGCGTGGATATAAAATTTGAAACACGCACTGAGACAAGTGACGTCATTCGATCAGGGCTAGGGACGAGAACTGTGACATTTAAAAATGCATTTTATACTGATGCCGACACAGATTGTTCGGTTGGAATTATTGCCTATGACATGGAGCCTGGCGATTATTTTATTTTAAGCAAGCCAACATCAACAGGGTTTAGCGTCACGTTTAAATCTAGTTTTGACGGCACAGAGTTGATAAGTCGAGAGTTTCGCTATACTGCGATAGGATACGGAACAATTCAGGCTTAATAAAATGCCACAGGCCCCTGATCATGACGTTGACAACGGTACGGGCGCCGCTGTGCGTTCCGATATGAATACTAGGTTTCACGCGCTGTTTACAAACCACAGCGGGGCAACCGATACAGCAATAAGCACAAAATATGTATATCAAACGTGGGCTGATACAACGGCAGGTCAACTTAAATTTAGAACGGCTTCAAACACTTGGGTTCCACTTAGATCTTTAACGGGTGATGTAATTATTCCTAATGGCTCAGAAGCTGCGCCGTCAATTAGTTTTGGCAGCGATGGCCCTAATCATGGTTTTTATAGGGTTAGCGGCACTGAGGCTAACGCAGCAGGGTTTGGTTTTGTTACTCAAGACAGTGGCTCTGATCATACTTTATTTACAGTTGGCAAAAATCTTGGCACTTCTGGCGGAGATGATGGCCCGTCTTTATATTGGAATTTTCAAACAAACCCAACGGCGACCAGCAATACAACAAACGAAGGCATGATTATACAAAAGCGAGGGCGGATGAGAATATCTATGAATAATGCACATCAGTTGACTTTAAACAGAGTTGGATCAGGAGGACAAGAACTTGGTTCGCATGTTTTGTTTATGGTTAATGGCAGTCAATCGGGAAGGATTGGCAGTGTTAGCACAACTGACGTAACCTTATTTGATTCATCTGACAGAAGATTAAAAGATAATATTACCGATATGCCTGCGGCGAAAACGCGAATTAATCAAATCAAAATGCGTCGTTTCCGTTTGATTGCGGCTGATAATTACGAAGAGGGTTTTATCGCGCAAGAATTAAAAGAAATTTGCCCTGAAGCTGTTTTAAATGATGAGAACACACTTGATGAAAACGGAAACATTGATTATATGGGTGTTGGCAAGGCTTCATTGGTGCCGTTGCTTATGAAAGGTTTGCAAGAGGCATACGCTGAGATTGAAGCATTAACTACTCGCGTTGCTGCTTTGGAGGCTAGCTAAATCAATGGCAAACAAAAAAATTACTGAGCTTACAGAGCTTACGGCGCCAGCTGTTAATGATTTATTGCCTATAGTTGATGTTAGTGAAGCATCAAGCGCTAATCAAAACAAAAAGATTAGATTTGATAACTTGCATAGCAAGTTGCCTGACGGCACTGCATCGGCGCCAAGCTTGAGTTTTAGCTCAGATGGTAGTGATACCGGGCTTTATAGGGCTGCAGCTGATCAAATCGGCTTTACAGCAAATGGCTCAAATATTGCAACAATTACTGCTGCTGGGCTACAAGTAGGCACCGGGACTGCAGCAGCGCAGCTGCACTTGTTTAGCACAGATACAACGGACCAAGTAATTATTGAAAACACTGATGCAGGCGTAGATACTGCTCCAGATCTTGTTTTATATCGCAACTCAAGTTCACCTGCCGATAGTGACAATTTAGCCAATATTGAATTTAGAGGAAGAAATGACAACACTCAAGATCACGTATATGCCCAAATAACTGCAAAAATATCAGACGCATCTGATGGCACTGAGGATGGAATTGTTGATATTATGACAAGCAATGCAGGCTCTGTTTCAAGCCGTATTCGTGTTTCAGGCCAATTTATAGGAATTAATCAACCGACGCCATTATATCCATTGCATGTTACAGAATCAGTAGAGGATATTGCTTTATTTGTTGAATCCGCCGAAAACGTTAGCACAACTGCCGGAAATATTGTTTTATATCATCATCGCAATACTGCAGCCGGGCAAGATTCAGACCAAATCAATTCGATTTCGTTCCGATCAAATAATGATGCCGGCACCCCAGCGGAAAAAGACTATGCGTCTTTGCTGGCCTCCATTGTCGATGCAAGCGACACAACAGAAGACGGAAAGCTAGACCTAAAAGTCATGGCTGCAGGCACTTTGACAAGCATGGCGGCGATCACAGCGGCCAATGTGACGCTAGGTGCAAGGCCCATCATTCCAACCCATACACCGTCATCTGCTTCGGCAACGGGCACGGCTGGTGAAATTGCTTGGGATGCAAGCTATATCTACGTTTGCGTGGCCTCAAACACTTGGAAGCGTGTTGCTGTTAGCACTTGGTCTTAAAGGTTAAAATAATGCCAACAGACGCCGCATAACGAGGCAATGGCAAACGTCAAGATTTCCGCGCTTACGGCCTACACCGACCCGGTTTTAACTGACGTTCTGCCAATTGTCGATCTAGTTAATGATCAAACCAAAAAAGTAAAGGTTGAGGATTTACTTAAGAATTTTGGTTTAGGTTCTGTCGGCGCTCCATCCTTAAGTTTTGATGGCGATAGTGACACGGGAATTTATAGCCCTGGCGCAAACCAATTTGCTGTAGCAACTGGCGGTGCTCAGCGGTTTTTAATTGATGCTTCAGGAAATACAACAATCCAAGGAAATTTAACTGTAAATGGAACAAGCACAATTATTGAAAGTACAACGTTGCAAGTTGACGACAAAAATATAGAATTAGGGGTTGTTTCTACGCCTAGCGATACAACTGCAGATGGTGGCGGAATAACTCTTAAAGGAGCAACCGACAAGACTTTATTATGGGTTAATTCAACCGATTGTTGGACGTTTAATCAATCTCTAAATTTAACAGCCGGTTCAGCATCTGCGCCATCTTTAATTTTAAACGGTGACGTAAATTCAGGAATTTTTCAACCTGGCGCTGATGAATTTGCTGTAGCAACTGGCGGTTCTGAGCGATTAAAAATAAACAGCAGCGGGCTAACTGTGGCCAATGGCGGCGATTTAACGCTTTCTGATAAGATAATTCATGCTGGTGATACTAATACAGCGATTAGATTTCCTGCTGCAGATACGGTTTCTGTTGAAACTGCGGGCATAGAGCGATTTCGTGTCACAAGCAGTGGAAATTTTGGGATAGGCGACAGCAATCCAGATCAAAAGTTAATCGTATCTGGTTCTGGAGAAACTAATGCCAAGCTCTCTGGTGCAGCTTCTACTGTTGGTGGATATTTGTACCTGCAGAATACAAATACCACTGATAATAACTCAATGGTTATCGAGGGTGTTGATGCTCAAGGGCAAGGTACAAGCCAAGTTCAATTTATTAATGTAAGTCACACTAATAACGAAGGTGCAATTGCTTTTAATACTAGGCCTTCTGGTGGAAGTATGGCTCAGCGGATACGAATAGATAGCTCAGGAAATCTTGGCGTGGGGACAACATCTCCTTCATATAAGATTGATGCCTATCGTTCTGGTAGCGGTATTGTTAGCAGGTTTGGTAAAGAAACCATTTATGGTGAATTTCACGTTTCCGGTGAAGCAGTTGGTTTTCAAGGTACCAGAAGTAGTGACAGTGCTGTTACAGGATTTTTTATCAATAATCCGGGCAACACAGGTACTTCTAATTTTGATAACGTAAGTATCAAAACTGCAGGTACGGAAAAATTTAAGATCTTATCAGATGGTCAAATTTATCATTATTTATATGATCGTTGGTTTGCAAGTAATGGGACAACAACTGTAGGATATGTAGGGCGTGCTAATCAAATGACTGCCGGAGGCAGTGACACCGATTTTAGTATCGCAAGTGCTGCTAATAACTTGACATTTGTTACTAATGGTGGCGAGAGACTGCGAATAGATAGCGATGGTCACTTGATGATTGGGACTACGACTAAGGGATTTAATAACGTAGCTGATCAATTTACTATTGCTAACAGTAGTCATTGTGGAATGACTATTAGAAGTGGAAGCACAAGTAGTAGCTCAATTTATTTTGCAGATGGCACCTCTGGAGCTGCTGAGTATGACGGTTATATTGATTATTCACATAACGATCAACACCTAAGGTTTGGCACCGCAGGTGGTACCGAGAGACTGCGAATAGATAGCTCGGGCAGGATCTTAGTAGGAACTTCTGTTTCCAGAATTGTTGAAGACCATGTAGGCAATGGACCTCAGGGCAAAATTCAAATAGAGGCAACGAACAGTGATGCAATTATGAGCATTATCTCTGCTGGAACAGCAGACGCCAATCGTTGTGGGACATTGTCGTTAGGCCGTCATAGAAATAGCACTGTGGGTGGGACTCCAACCATTGTGCAAAATGGTGATTCTTTAGGCGCTCTTATTTTTTCTGCTGGTGATGGCACTGACATGCGAACAGCAGGAGCAAAAATTACTGCATCGGTAGACGGTACTCCTGGCTCTAACGATATGCCTGGCCGCCTAATGTTTGCCACTACTGCTGATGGCAGTGCTAATGCTACCGAGCGGCTGCGAATCCTATCCGATGGGACAATTACAACTGCAGGACTTGCTGCAACTCCAGGCACTGTTGCAGCAGGAAGCATTGTAAATGCTAATGCAAATGCTGGATTCTTTACTAGCGGCTATGACGGTAAGTTTGGATCTGCCACTAATCATCCTGTTTATTTGCAAGTTAATGGTAGCGCTAAGCTTGGAATAGATACTTCGGGCAATGCAACTTTTGATTTAGCTGTTACTGCTGCTGGAACCGTAAAAGGTAATAGCGGTTACGTTGCTGGCAGAATCGGCGCTGAGTTTTATGGTAACAGTACAAGCGGCACTTACCCCGCACTAGTAGCTCAGAACTTCCAGTCTGGAGTTGCCTTCCAAGGTAAAAACAACGCTGGAACCGCCACCACTCAGCTCATGGCTAACGGCTCTGCGCAGTTTGCTACAGGATCTTTCTTGATTGAAAGCAGTGGTAACTCTTACACAGCTGGATTTATTAGAGGAGATTCTACTGGCGCATTTGATGGTTCTAATGACAAGTTTATCTTAAATCCTACAAGCGGCACGATACAGGCTGGACCAATTAATATAAGTTCAAGCACTGGGTATGGTGTGGTAAATGATGTAACCGCAAATGCAGGTATGATATATGCGCAGTGCCAAGGAACTGCCAGTCAATATACTGGTCTTTATAATGCTTATTTTGGTTCGACCCAGACTTTTCATGTTTTAGCTAACGGTAACGTTGCGAATACTAACAATTCCTACGGTGCTATTTCTGACATTAAACTAAAAGAGAATATTGTCGATGCAAATTCACAGTGGGATGATATTAAAGGTATCCGCGTTCGTAACTATAATTTTATTGAAGGACAAACACATACTCAGATTGGTGTTATTGCTCAAGAAATTGAAACGATATCTCCCGGTCTTGTTAATGAAGTGCCTGACACTGACACAGAAGGAAAAGATCTTGGAACCACTACCAAATCCGTAAGTTATTCCGTGCTCTATATGAAAGCTATCAAAGCACTTCAAGAAGCAATGGAACGTATTGAAGCCTTAGAAACAGAAGTTGCAACATTGAAGGGCTCTTAGATATAATGATGAAGACTGCCTAAACCTCGCCCCATGGCCGACCCCGTTACGACTTTTAAATGGATTATTAACGAACTGGAACGCAAGCTTTCAAACGGTGCCGTCACTACAGTTCATTATTCAATTGATGCCTCTGATGGCACTTATCAAAGCGGTGCATATGGCTCAACGGCACTTGACCAGCCAGAATCTGATAGTGATTTAACGCCTTACGCTGATTTGACAGAAGATTGGGCGATTTCGGCAACTAAAGCAAAACTTACTAAAGACAATGGAGACACTTATATTACGAAATTAGAGCAAACTTTGCAAAGTCATCTTGATGAGCAACGCACACCAACAATGGGGAAGGGCAAGCCTTGGACTTGAAAAAACGTTTGCATCCTCTGATCCCTTTATTGCCAAAGGCAGAGGACGTTGAATGCATGAGAAATCGTGTTGAATGGCTTGAAATGCTTTACATGTTGGAAGGACGAGACCGGCAAACACACCCGTTGCACGGCCTTTATACCGGTTTACATAAAAAACATGTCAGCACGTTTCCAGGAACAGACGAAAACTAATGGCTAAGCCACTAAGCGGGGGCGTTTTTTTACCAAGCAA